CTGAATCGCCATTAGTACGAATTGACATTAGGAGATTTCACTTCCAAAAGCCTGGAAACCAACTGACGTTGAAGAGGCAGAGACACGGATAAACTTTCCAGCCTCAAGCGTTACGCCCAAGGTATAAGAGGTAGTTGTGTTTGCTGGAATGGTGATGCCAGCACAGAGGAGGGTGTTGTCTGGGACTGTAGGTGTGTTTGCTGATCCAGCGATAGCGATGCTGTAGGTGGCTGGAGAGGTGCTCTGGTTTGCAACGGCAATAGTAGAGACAACAGCGCTGACACCTGAAGGGTTATAGAGGGTGCTATATGCACTAGATGCTGATGCCAGAACTTGGCCCAAAATTTTATACGTGGTTGCCATGAGACTCCTTCGAAGGGGATGTACATAGGTTAACTGGTACAGAAAACCTATGTGGGCTAAAGTAACCGTATGAATTTGGTAAATAAATCGGTTTCTCAAGGCGGAAAATTAACCCCCCTTATTTTGCCTCATAGCCTTACCTCTGGTATGGGATTAATGAATCCCTCGATCTTTATCGATGACGATGGAGATATTCTTGTCAACATCCGTCACGTCAACTACACGCTCTATCACTCAGAGCATGACCAACGATTTTTTAGCCCATGGGGACCGCTCTCTTACCTTCACCCTGAAAAAGATCAACGACTAGTCACGACTAACTACCTCTGCCGTCTTGACAAGGATCTCAACATCATCAACTACACCGAGGTCGATTACTCTCAGTTTAATGTTCCACCTATCTGGGAGTTTGTTGGAGAAGAGGATTGCCGCATCACTCAGTGGGATGGTGATTACTACCTGATCGGTGTTCGTCGTGATACCACGCCTAATGGCCAGGGCCGCATGGAGTACTCAAAGATCGAGTTGGATAAGATTAATTGGACAGCCAAAGAGGTCCAACGAGTTCGTATACCGCCTCCAATCGATGTCAACTCATATTGCGAAAAGAACTGGATGCCTATCCTTGATATGCCATATCACTTTGTGAAGTGGGCAATGCCTACCGAAGTCGTTAAGGCTAATCCTAATGAACCTGAGTGTGAGCAGGTACTGACAAGAAGTACGCCTTCTGTCTCTATTGATCAACGTGGTGGTACTAACGTAATTGCTTGGGGCGATTATTACATTGCTTTCACTCACGAGGTTAAATTGTGGCGTAACTACCTGAACCAGAAAGACTCGACCTATCGTCACCGCATGATTGTCTGGGACAAAGAGTTTAACTTTGTTGGTCTATCTAAATCATTTGCGTTCTTGGATACGCCGATTGAGTTTTGCGTAGGTGCTGCTGTACGTGATGGCAAACTACTACTTAGTTTTGGCGTGCAAGATAATGCAGCCTTTGTGCTAGAGGTACCAAAGAATGTTGTAAATGGCATAGTTACGGAGGCGATGGCATATGGGAATTAAAGAGATAACAATTGCTCTTGCTGAAAAGCCCGAAGACGTTCAACTTAACTTTGACTTAGCAGAGGCATACGACAAAGAGAAACAGTATGCATCTGCTGCTGGTTTCTATCTTCGAGCCGCTGAGTACGGGTACAAGACGCACCCACTTATCACATACGCATCTCTGCTAAAGATGGCGTTGTGCTGGTCACATCAAGGTGATCGTAACCGCACCGTATACAACAATATTATGCAGGCTGTTGGATACTTACCTAGTCGTCCAGAGGCGTACTTCCTATTGGCTCGCATACATGAGCGCAACAAGGAATATCAGCAGTGCTACTCCTATGCGGAGATGGGATTGCTATACGCAACCGCCACTTTCCACAGCCCTCTTCCAGGATACGTTGACTATAACGGCGCATACTGCTTGATGTTTGAGAAGGCTGTAGCAGGATGGTGGTTGGGCCGCAAAGAAGAGAGTAAAGTTTTATTCCAGCATCTACTCGATGATCACCAGATGGCACCAGAGTATGTACACGGTTGCCTCAATAATCTGAAATTGTTCTAATATGTTTCCTAATTGGTTTAAAGATGTAGAGAAGTACTTCCGTCATGTTCCCAATGAGTCACTTCGTGCGCTACAGATCGGCACCTATACAGGTGATGCCACAAAGTGGTTAATTGATAACTGTGAGATTGAGTACCTTGATGATGTTGATACTTGGGAGGGAAGTGAAGAGAAGGCACATGAATCTTTAGACTTTACCTCTGTAGAGGATTATTACGACTCCCGTTTTAAAGACTCACGAATCACTAAGAACAAGATGACTAGCGATGAGTTCTTTAACCGCCCATCTCGCACCTATAACTTCATCTATATCGATGGCGACCATACCGCTCTTCAAACCGCCTTGGATGGCCTGAACGCGTTTAAACTCCTTGAGAAAGGCGGCGTCATGGCATTCGATGACTACCTGTGGAACTACAACGGAGACCCTTTTCTAGAGCCCAAGAGAGGCGTCGATGCTTTCCTCAAAGTCTGTGAGGGTCAGTACACCGTCATTGAATCTGGCTATCAGATGTGGATTGAGAAGTGCTAGATAACGCTTGCTATGAAGTCTTTCATACGGATACTGGAAACACGCTTCGTAATAAATCGTATGAGGGAATTGTAAAAGCGCTTTCTTTTCTTCCTCGTCTAGGTTCACCGACGATGTACTTAAACACAGCAGGTAAGGCTGAGGCTTTTGTTAACCAGACACCTGGCTTTAAAGTCAATACCGTTCACGACTACTGCCAGCCAGGTGAGACATTCCCACCATCTGCTGGCGTCATTGGGGTGTGGGCCAGTAACTATCTAGCATACAAGAAGTTCTTGGAGACTGATTACGAGACCCTGATCATCTTTGAAGATGACATCTTGGTTAGTAAAAACTTTAAAGAGATTGTCACCATGTACATGCGGGAGTTAATGCCTGTCTGGGATTTCTTTTCTTTCTTTGTTCCAGATGACTCACTCTTTGCCTACAACAAGGACCTGCATGATCTTGGTGAGGAATACACCTGCCGCTCATATCAGCAGTGGTCATGTGCAGGTTATGCAGTCAGTCGCAAGGGTGCACAGCGTGCAGTTGAAAATGTGGAATCACGAGGTATCAACTGCCCCGTTGACTGGTACATCTTTAACTTCCGCATGAAGCAGGAAGAGGACCAGATGCGATTTAACACCTTCACCGTAAAGCCTGGAATATACCGTCCTATTAAATTCTTACAGGAGGCAGCACAAATTAGCCAAATACATAGGGGTAGTACAGAACTACTGTAGTCTTTAAATCCGTATTTATATTTAAATTGTTTCTTTAATTTTTCTTTGTTCTATAGTTGTGATACTTATCACTATAATCAAACATGGTTACTGCAGCATATTTTACCCCATCTTCAACAGGTAAAGCAGCATGTGCATACAAAAACGTTGACGGGAAAAAAACAATATCGCCTTCTTCTGGGGTGTATGTATACTCCAAATAAGGGAAATACAACCCACCCCCTGTATAGTTGTCATTTAGATACATAACAGAAGACACCGTACAAATATAACTAAACCCGTGATCTGAGTGAGTTGCAAAATGTTGACCTTCGCCGTATCTAACAAAGTTTACTGCTTCTTGAAATCCCATAGAAATATTAAACTTTGAACAGTAATCTCGTAGACACTCTTGTAGTCGCTCGTCAATTTCATTGTAAATATTTTTTAAATCCGAATTTGCTATTTTGAATTTTTCAATATCCGCTTTGCGCACTTTAAAATCTACGCAATCCCTGTAATCTTTCATGGTTTGACCATAACCAACTTGAGCCTCATTCCATTTAAAAAATTCATCTTGATTTTCACCAATAACTTTTTCTAAGCGATTAACAATATCTATCTCTTTTTTAAGAGTATTTTTGTAAATGTAAACACCTATTGCTGGATTTTCTATAACAATATTTTCTAACACAAAATTACCATTTTCCTATTGGACAAGATGCTAATTCAAGTTTTGTTTTTATCTTCATAATGCATCCACACTTTTTACACTGAGTGGTTAAAGCCAAAAACTCAGGACAAACCCTGCAAATTGTCAATCTTTCTTCTTGAACTGTGTCAGTGACATATGCGGTTTTTGGATTTAGTAAATCCCAAGGCCGTGTTTCACCAAGATTTTTTTTGTACTTTTGCCAAGCGCTTAGTTCTTCTTCCATTATTCCTCCGTTTTATGATTAAACATCAATTATTTCAAAACTGATTGTTGGGTTACTTGATAATGCAGCAATTATCATATCATTGTCCAACTCATTAACGCAAAAAGCAATTACATTATGAGAAACATTATTTATCAAAAATGCAAATGTTACACATCCGTCTTTGCATTTTTCTTCATTTTGACAAGTTTGAATTTTATGAGTCTCTCCCTCTGGAGCAATAAACTCTGTCCCATTCCAAGTGCTATATTTGAATGGAATATAGTTTAAATGTGTAGTATTTAAAATTTCTGGGTTGTTAGAAAAAGCGTAATCTTTAATTTCCCACCCTTCTTCAATAGAATTATCATTTTTAAGTGGTATTGAAGTAAAAGGAATTTGATCATTTCCTATATTTAAATAAAATTGTTTAATTTTCATTATTCTCCCTGTTTGTTATTCTATCAGTTTATATGTTTGTTTTAAGTTTCGCAACGACAATCGCATACAGAACAGCCATCAGAAATCAAATTACAATCTCCGTAAACACCACAACTGCCTATATAATTACCACAACCACCTGGAGAGCAAAATGATGGTGGGAATGAAGGTGGGGGAGCAACTGGAGTTGCACTATTTGTTGCCGCTGAAGCCGTTGAGGTTCCGTTAGCGTTTGTAGCCGTTACGGTAAATGTATAAGCAGTTCCGTTAGACAATCCTGAGACTGTAATTGGACTTGCCGAATTTGTTCCCGTAACTGAACTCGGAGATGAAGTTGCCGTAAATGTAGAAACTGCCGCTCCGCCTGTTGCTCCTGCTGTGAAGGAAACAGAAGATGAAGCATTAGCGCCTGTGCTTGCTGAACCAATAGTAGGTGCTTGAGGAACTGTTGTTGCGGTGATTGCAGATGAAGCAGACGAAGCAGCAGAAGTTCCAACTGAATTTGTTGCAGTTACGGTAAATGTATAAGAGGTTGCAGATTGTAGGCCAGTCACAGTTAATGGAGACGATGCTCCAGTTGCTGTAAATCCTCCTGGACTAGAGGTTACTGTGTAAGAAGAAATTGGCGCACCGTTATCTCCACTTGAAGTAAAAGAAACATCTGCACGACCATTGTTGTAAGCACGACCTGAACCAACATTTGTTGCAGATACGCTAACTGGAGCGTTTGGCTTACCAGCGCCCATCCACCCAAAACCACGTGGATTAACTGCGCCTCTACCGCCAAGAATCGGTGACATTATTTAATTACCCCTTATGCAAACTTAGTTTGTGAAGCCAATACTGTAAATGTCGCTGATGCCGTCTTAATAATAGTGAAAGAGTAAGCATCAATAGATGAAGCATTACCCGCAGAAAAGGCTGTTCCATTCTGGAACTTTGGAGTAACAGTTGAACCATCTACCTGAATTACATTGGGGTAGTAAGGAGTTGCACCATTGGTATTGAGCCATACAACTGTAATCGCATCTCCTGTTGTAAGATTGTTGTTTAGAGTTGCGCCTGAACTAAAGCGAAAATTAAGTGTGTGGTTTGCTGTTGCATTTGTTGTGTAATACCAAATGGTTGATGTGGTTGTGTCAAAGTTAATAGTTCCAGTTGCCGCTGCCGCAACAATGTTCATTCTTTCTTCAGGAGACTTTAGAATTGCGTCATTTAGTGTCGCAGTTCCAAGAGTTGGAGTTGTAAGGGTTAGTCCCGCAATTGTTGTGACTGTTGCTCCAGAGGCAATAGATGTTGAGCCAATAGTTGGGGCGGTATATCCTGTAAGGCCTGAAGTACCTTGTGCACCAAGGGTACCTTGTGTTCCCTGGGCTCCAAGCGTACCCTGTACGCCTTGGGTTCCCTGTACTCCCTGGGTTCCCTGGGTTCCCTGAGCACCGAGAGTACCTTGAGTTCCTTGAGCACCGATGGCTACAGGTAACCATTGAGATGATCCTGTATCATAATAACGAAGAATTGCCATACCTAGTTACCAACCTTAATTGAAACAGCGCCCACCCGCATAGTACGATGGACTATCTCATGGGCTGTTTTCATTAGTTATCTCCTTAGCATAGTCTAACCACTTAATTGATTTACTGTGTCCTTTATAAATACTTAATTTTTGCCCTTTAATGCAACGCTTATGCCTAAAACCAAAAGAATTTGGGTCCAGTACCGCAACTTTTGAAGG